TATATAGTGTGTGTTCCAGAACCCGTACCAGTAATATTTACAGCTGATCCACCAAATGTTTCTGACACTTTTAAAGTAGAAGCAGCAACATCTCTAACAAAATACTGCGTTCCTGCGGCTAGACCAGCAGGGAGAGCACCGCCAGAATTTTCAAATTGAACTGTGTCATTATCAGCAAAGCCATCATCTGTTCCTTTATTTATGGTATCCGCACTTGCATCAGCTGTGCAAGTAGCAGCATGATCTCTTATATTTATAGTCTCAGCTATATTTGTAGCATTTGTTCTGATAACTGCATTTGTTCCAACAGAAGGACCACCTCCTGCACTTGCTACTACTGCCGTTCCATCAGCTTTTGTATAATTAACGCATTGAACGTCATTACTAGCCGTGCTAAAAAATTCTGCTACATCCCCAGCTGCTGTAGTTATATTAGCTTCACCAGGTAAATCTAAATCAGTAGCGTTATGGGTAAGCTGAAGAGCGCCATCAAACTGGCAAAAGAAATGACGATTAGCAGCTACAGTAAACGCGGTAATTGTGGTTGTGCCTGTTACATCAAAATAGTTACCATCTGTAGGAACTGTTGGGCTACCTGATGCAAAATCTGAGCCTTTTTTAGTTATACCAACTTCTAAATTTGTTCTTGCTGCCGCTGCTGTGCTTGCTCCTGTACCACCCTCTGTAAGGGCTAAATCTGTTCCTAAAGTTAGTGATGTTAAATGATTAACAGCATCTACAACATTTGTGCCATTATTATAAACCCACATTGTTTTACCAGCTGCTACTGCAATACCTGTTCCCGAAGGAGTTTTAATAGTAATAGCATCTGCACATCCATTATTAACTAAATAGCTTTTTTCAATGGCAGGGACTACTAAATTCTGAGCACCGCCAGACGTTCCAGTTAAATTAAGTCTTAAATTACGAGCTGGTTGAGCAGCAACAGTATCAGATAAAGTTAAGGTTACAGTTCCACTAGAAAAAGACACATCTGTAGAACCAGCGATAGCTTCTGTCAAAGCCACTGAAAGGTTATTATTAGTAGTGGTCCCCCATGTGCCGGATTGTTCACCAGTTGCTATTAGCTCAAATTTTAATGATGAAAATGTACTAGCCATATTATTTCCTCTATATTTCTTTCCAGTCCGGTGTTTGGTCTGTATCTATTATAATCCAATTAGGGTCACTAATAATAGGTGCAACCCCTTGTATAGTAGCAGATCCTGTTACTAACCTGCTAACCATATTTGTTACAACAGGCGCTTCACTACTTAATGCCACTGTCCCTATTAATGTAGTTATCTTTCTAGGGTATATATCTGGTACTAACCCACCAATACTTACATCAAGTGTATCTGGTACTATATCTAATTTATTAGTTACAGTAGGTGCTACACCAGCTAATGCTAAAGCTCCCACTGCAGGGGCAGCAATATCCCCAGAAAGTACTGTAGGTGCTGCACTGGCAATAGCCAATGCCCCAACAACACCATTACTAGCTAATCCTCGCCCCCAAGGACCAGAACTCCAAGTTCCTCTATCCCAACCTGCAGTTTGAACAGCCATTTTTACTCCTTAAGTTAGAGTAAATATGCCGGTAGCAGCTGGTATAATTGTTAAAGTATTAGGCGACGTTACAGTAAAATTAGAACTTGATAATTGGCAAAAACATAATAATTTACCCGCTCCAGAGCCTGTAGAATTACGTATAATCGCAAATTTAATATCTGCTAAATTAGCGCCTGACGCAGTAAAAGTAAGTCCTGTAGTGGTTTGAGTAAATTTCATTTGTTTAGCCGAAGCCCCAGTTACCCATTGAGCTGTAGCAGGTACAAGATTTCTACCACCCGCTGCATACCCACCAGCAGTGGCTATTTCGTTAGTAACAGAAGCATAAGTACTTAATGTAAAAGTAGACGCATTACTACTAGCTGAAGCTAAAACCATTTTAAATACCCCAGCGCCTAATGTAATCGTGCCATTACCAATATATTTTTTTGCACTATTGTAAAGTTGCCATGCTGATGCGGCCATTTCTTAAATCTCCTTAATATCGTTGTATGATGCGCCCATTTCTAAAATATGATGAAGTAATCCCCCATATATTTCTAGTTCAATTTCTTCGCCTAAAACTCTGATTAAATTAATAAACTCTTGGGCTTGTGAAATCATCCAAGGGTTACAGTAATAAATTTTCCCGCCCACGTTAACAGGAAGTACTGTATCACCATCATTCTCTTTTTGTTCATATGCATGGTGTGTTTCATTATCTAAGCATGAATCACACCCAAATAAATGAAATCTTTTATAACCTAACATTCTAAACAAAGGAATGGCTCTAAGCAAAACTGTTGATCCACCTGGAATATGCCACCATTGTTCACTTTGTTTATTTAATATATCACTAACTAATTCTGCGCCTGTATGCCATATATATGTCCTATCCTTAGGAAGCCCCTCAAATACTGAAGGGTGGCATTGGGAAGCTATAAAATATTTACAATCATCTATAACCGGTTTACAAAATCGTGCATTAAATGGTCTAGCATCTACCATAACCATAGCAGAAGGCTTTATATCCTTATCAATGCACCATTTATAAGCCCCATTTATAGTAATGAGTTTAACACCGTCAGCTCTTAACTGTCTAATTTTTTCAGTATAATTCTCTAGACTGGGCCCACCGCCTACAATCATTACATCTATATCGTTGGTAGGATAAGGCTTAGCTTGTTGAAACCCTAAACCTATATTATGTTTTATATTCGCTTTTATTTCTTCATCTGCTGTATTAATTATGCCTATATCTACAATATCAGCCCCATCAACCCATGCTGTAACATAAAAGCAACAAACCCCATCAGATTCATGCGACCAATGAATAATACATTGTCTGTCATTAAATTTTTGAAGCCACCATTCATATGGATAGACACTCAAATGTAATTTATACCCAAAATGTTTACCCATGACATCATCTTTAGTAGATATTTGAAAAAATACATGTTGGCAAGCGTTGAGACAATTATCCAATACTTGGTCCACATGATGAGGTCTAATATGCTCCATTACATCTGTACAAAACCCATAAGCTGCTTTGACAGGTAGGGGTTCCGTTAGGTCACATTGTTTAAATCTTAAAGTATGACTTTGAGTTTCAAGCATGGGGATAATTTCTTCATCTAAACAATTATCTGCAAAATCTACTAACGTTACATCTAATCCTCCAAAGATAGCCAAATTCAAACCACCTCGACCAGTACCACATCCTAAATCTATTAAAGAAGAACCTTGTCGTGGTTTAGCTATATTTAAAAATTCGTGATATATACCCTCCCCAGGAGAAACAATACGGTATTCATCTTTCTCCCACAGCATTTTATATAATTCTTTTTCTGAAGGGCGTTTATTATCTATATTAACTTGAGGAGGATCAGAAATTACGGAGGAATCAGTCATTATTCAATCCTTATAATAGCGCTGGAAGAATTAGCAGTGGGAAATTCTATAGCTAATGTTTGATTATTAGTTGTTTTAGTATTACCAAAATCTAAAACAGCTACCGCTTTATCACTTTGGGTACTGTTATAAATTAAAGCACCTCTAGCTGATATAGTAGAACCAGTCCATGAAGTAGGGCTAAAACTTAAAAACGCAGTAGTATCAGTTGACGTAGGAACTTGTGAAACAGTAAGTGTATTACCCCCCGCAGTATAGCCAGTTCCAGAAACTTCATTAGAAGCACTATACGCTGTTGTAGTGGCGCTTAAATCCGCATCTGAAGTATATAAAGCTATTTTAAAAGTATCTGCTGTTGTAGCAGCACGTACTACTCCAGTGCCAAAATTATGTATACCATTAAGTAAATCTACTTTAAAACTTGTAGTTTGTGTTTGAACAATAGCCATTTATTTACGCCCTTTGAGAACGAGGAACCGGAATCCTCACTTGCCCACTACGATAAGCATCGCGTCTATTTTTACCCTCTCCTAGACCTTTTAATTCTTCGAGAGCTTCTGCATATCTTTCTCTATATTGATTAGTTATTTCATCATTCTCTTTTAGGTACGCAGCCGCTTCCAACAACGATCCATAAAATAAAATGGTGTCGAAATTATCACCCAACCAAGAAGTACTAGCAGTAACAATAGAGTCAGGATAGAAATAATAATGTAGCTCAGCACTGTAGACAATGTCTGGCGTAGGTCCCAATATGAACGTCGTGTCATCAAATATCGCATAGTATTGTGGTTTTCCATTAAAAGTTGTATCAGTATCCGGAAAAGATTCTCTGATAAAATTAACATCTTTGTTTAAAAGATAAGTATGCTCATTATTAGCATCTATAACAGATAAACTATAGGTTGATAACCAATCAGTAGGGACTTCTAAAAATTTATTATTAGCAGAAATAGTACCAGTTACATTTTTTCTTATATCTGGTATTTGAACAGCATTATATATACGCTGCTCCGCATTCTTAATAAATGTATTTACATCAGTAGTCGTATATTCGTTTTCCGTATACGAATTGATAGCCGCTACTAATTCTGTGTAGTTCATATTTACGCCATTGGTCCTCTAGCTTTATTACCTTTAGTAGCTGCTCCATTTCCTCGTGTTTTAATTCCTGAGGTTTTAATATCCTTTTCTGGATAACCTGCTACATGAGGAACTTTAGTTTTTTGTGGTTGCACATATTTTGTCATTTAATATCTCCTTAGTTTATGTTATTGATATAGTAACACTTCCTACTTTACCTTCTGCTACTAAATCATTAGGGGTAAGCTCATTAGCTGGACTAGCTGCTCCACCAACAGGATTCCACCCCCATTGTATACCCCTACTACTTTTACCACCTTTTACACTTAAACTTGTATCAGGTCTTGGATCTTGTACTGCTTGAGGATCATCTACTGGATACATCCCCTGCATATTCTGTGGTTGATCAGGATTCCAACATTCAGGACACACCTTGATATTAGTCTGCGTTTTTCTTATAAATAAACTCTTAAGTTGTTTAAGTTTAAATTCAAATCCACATCTATCACAAATGGCTATAGAGTTTTTATTTGAAGCAAATTTTTGTCCCATATTAAGACCTACACAAATTGTTGCCTTGGTGATATAAGCAGAGTAGCTTTTTCCCTATCTTCAGTAGAAGCTAACATCCATTGTTCTTCATAATCTTGTTTTAAAAACTGAGTTCTTTCTCCAGCACCGGGTATTTTTAGAGATAGATAATATGCTAATCCTGCTACCAAACAAGGTAAAAATCTAAAAGGTACTTCTTGAGTATTAACACCTGTACCAGAATCTTCAATTCTTTTCATTCTCCAATACACAAAAGTATAATCATCATTATCAGGAACAGGCCATAAAGTAATAGTAGGAGTATCTGTTTTTCTATCTATATAAACCTGATTAGGACGACCTGAACTATTTTTATTGGGTATAGATGCAAATGTAGGAACAGCCATTCTAGATATACTAATATCTTCTTGTGTACCTGCAGAGCCGGTTCTAATAACCTGACTCACTAAATCAATAGTGTTAGAAGGTAAGGGGTAAGTAGCTGTTCCATCAGTTAAAGTAATTGTGTTTTCTTCTATAGTCCATAAATTAACACCCCTATTAGCCCATTCAATAGTTAATAAATTAAGACTACGTGCAGCTGTTTTTAAATCATAGCCAGTACGCAATTCTGCGCCACAACGCTCAAACGCTTCTTCTACAAGTAAGTTTAAATCTAAATTAAAGGCTGTTGTTCCTGAAGTAGCCATCTTATGCCCTCTTTCTGTTCATATTTCTAAAAGTTGTGGCTAGGTTATACCTTTTAGACCCTGGAGGACAAGAGGAACTGCCATATTTTTCCCCAGTACATACCCCTTCAGTGCCTTTTTTCTTTATCCGAGACCTAACTTTTTGTATCCAATTCTTATCTACAGAGCCGCCTTTCTTAAATGGAGCTATTTTTCTTGGGTGAACCTTTAAAGTATGCCCCTGTTTAATAAGAAATTTTACTGCGTCTGGTCTTGACATATGACTAGCAAGTTCCGAAATATCTTCACTAAGTTTTTTTGCACCTTGTTTTGGGCCTTCAGGGTGAAATCTAATATAGGAACGTATACTCGCTATTTCACTTGGCTTAAGTTTTGCATATTCTTCTGGGGAAAATTCAAGAGCTATTTTCCTAAATTCTTCTCTTGCTCGCTTAGCTTTTCTCAGCGCCTGACTTTTAGTTTCACCTCTGTAACTTTTTGTGTAATCCATAGGTTTATCAGGAGCACCCGTGTCCCACCATTCTTTAGGTTTTTTAATTTCATCTAGCCTTTCTTGTTGTTTGGTTAAACTTTTAAATCCTTGCCCTTTTGGTGATGTGGCAACAAAATTTTTATTGAGCAAAACCAATCTTTCCATTGGTGGTAGTTTTCTAAAATCTGCTGTAGTCATTTTAGTTTCATCGTCAAGAGTCGTAAATTCATCTTCAAGAATAGCTTTGCGACGAGTTTTAGCATGTCTTCCAGCTGCACTGCGTATGGGAACACCAGTAGGGGAGATGCCCTGAGCTCTGTCTAAAGCTCCACGCTGTTCCCCCCACATCATTCCTCTAGTTCTTGGCCCAGCAAGAGCAGCAAATTCTGCTTCAGTAACCCCAGTTTGCGTTAATTCAGGAGGTATTTTATACCCCGTTTTAGGAGTAGAAACTTTAGCCCCTCCGGCCTTTGCTAATTGTAATCGTCTATTAAGCTCATTTTTTTGAAGATCGCTTAATGCATTAAACTCATCGAAAGTTAAACCTATTTGGCTGTTCGCACGATCATGAGGAGCTCCTCTAGGCCCTGCCCACATAACCTCACTTCGACCATACCTAGGGTTTTTTACGAATGCTCCCATTTTAATCTGCTCTTCTGTTGGCCCTTTAACACCTAAAAGACGTGCATCCCACGCTGCTTCACTTGCAATAACCCTCTCTGGTATTTTAACCCTTTTTGTACTACCCCAACTTGCCGGTTCGTGTGTCACACGGTAGGAAGATGTTTTAATATCCCCAGTTTTAGGGTACGCAAATTTTAATCTTCCTTGTGGATTAAGACTATAAGGAACACCGGCTAAAATATCATCTTCAGGAGTTATAGCCTCCATAGACCTTCTTGTTTGACGACCCGTTAATTCTTTCGCAAACATAGGTGCTGCGCCTTGGGCTCCTGGTGTTTCTGGTACTCCATAGGGTTTACGTGATTCTAAGGTGTATTCAGGTAATTCTGTTCGGCCTGTACCACTCATAGTTTCATGGGCTTTAGGCGTAACATAACCTTTTCTTTCTAGTGCTTTACCCGACCCTCTATAAATTCTTTCCCCTCCTACGACAGGCTCACCTTTCCAACCGGGGTTATAACCTTCAAACCCATATTCTTGTGGGTTATATGGTTCTTTATATACATCTTTAGGTAATCTACGAGGATCTCTTTGTATATCAGCTCTTACAGCAGCTGCGTTTTCTTCAATTGTTTTTAATTCCTTTTCTCTTGTCCACGCTTCTTCCATGCGTTTTCTTTTTAACCTATCTCGTTCTAAACGTCTTTTAACCTCAGCAACAGCGGATGCTTCTGAAAATTCATCTCCAGCTTTCTCGCCAAATAAAGATCTTTGCCCTTTTAAAGCTACTAATTCATTTTGAAGCTTATCTTCTCTAGCATAAGCCTTCTGTAGTTGTTGAGTTATATTATATTTATCTGTGTCTGATAATTTGTCATCTGCTAATTTTAATTTAAGTTTTTCTATTGTGTTATTATTATTGTTAATGCTTTTTCTAAGCATACCTACTTTAGTAGCGCTAACAGGTGCTTTTTCGGATATTACTTTAGGCGCTGTGCGAATCACTGTATCTTCACCTGGAAATAAACCAAGCTGAGTTTCAGCAGTTCTTGTCCCCATCTTACCTGATGTAGGAACAATGGATCGTGGTTTAAGTTTGCCTTGATCAATTAGTGTAGCTATCTGCCTTTGTGTGGGTTTA